GCTGTATTATGAAGTTTACCAATGTCAGTGATGGTAGTGGCGAATCCGCAGTAGCTAAAGTAGATGTATCTGCTTTATCTGCAAACTCAAGAGGAGTTTCTTGCTCTGAAGTTAGGGTTATGCGAGTTAGTCACGCCATTGTTGGTATGTCGGTTCAGTTGTTTTTTAATGCTACATCTAATGTTCTTTTAATGGAATTAGCTGAAAGCAGTAATGGACATATGGACTTTACAGATTTTGGCGGTATACCAAATAATGCAGGGAGTGGTAAGGATGGAGATGTTCTATTTACCACTAAAGGTCATAGTTCAGGAGATACTTATTCTATTGTTTTAGAAATGGTAAAAGTATATTCTGATTAATGACATATTTAGCTATACCAGACGAAAGTCTGGTATTTAGCTAATTTAAAACTAAAGGTATTTATATGTATTTTAAAGAAGAAAATGGTTATTTTAATGATGGGCATGAAACCCCTGCATTTCTTATTTGGAAAGGTGAGATAGGTGGAGAGTTAATAGCTGGACCTATGAAAGAATCTGAAGCAGATAAGATGATTGCAGAACTTAAGTCTGTTAAGAAAAAAACTAAAACAAAAAAAGATGTAGTTAAAAAAGCACCTGCTAAGAAAGCACCTGCTAAGAAAACTACAAAATCTAAAAAATCTAAGTAGGAGATTACAATGCCCGGCAAAAAAACAATGAAACAAGCTAAAAAACTTGGAATAAAAGTCAAAGGTTATAAAGCTGGTAAAAAAATTAAAAAATCTAAATAGGAGAATATTATGGGATTTATGAAAAAATTAGGTGGAATGGACCCTAGATTGCCTAGAGGCAAAACTGGCAAAGGACCTTCTGAGCCTATGGCGGTAAGACCAAGACTTGCTAAAAGACCTAAATCATCAAATCCTTTAGGAATAAGGAGAGGTTTAGGTGGAGCAAATATAGGCTTGTCAAAAGGTCCGGGTATGAAAGCTGGTAAAAAAGTTAAGATGAATATGGGTATGCAAGTTCCCACTTATAACGATATAGTTAGAAGAAAAACTGGCGGCAAAGTATAGTAAGTTAAAAACTTATGCCTAGAAAAAAAGAGGCGGTGGTTAATATTGAAATAAATGGGTGGTATATTGAAAAATATATGCGACCCATTTTTAGAAAAAAATCTTTAATAGGTAATTCTCCTTATTTTAAAAAAGAACAATTACCTATAACAAAAAATTTAGAAAAAGCTTTTCCAATTATTAGAAAAGAATTAGATGTAATGATGAAAAGAGTAGATGACTTTGCTCCATTCCATGAGATAAGCCCAGATCAACTATACATTTCTAATGATGATAAATGGAAAATGTTTTTTCTTAAAGCAGGAACAGTTAAGTTTAAAAAAAATTGCAAACAATTTCCTAAAACAATAAAAGTTTTAGAAAAAGATAAGAATATAGTGTCTGCATATTTTTCTGTACTTGGTCCAAATAAAATGCTTATGCCACATGAAGGTCCTTGGTGTGGCGTTATAAGAATACACCTTGGTTTAATTATTCCTAAAGATGGAGATGGTTGCGTATTAATTTGTGATAAAAAAGAATACAGATGGGAAGAAGGCAAGTGTGTTGTATTTGATGATACTTATGAACACTTAGCAGTTAATATGACCGATAATAACAGGGTTGTATTATTTTTAGATTATATGCGACCATTACCCAAGTTCTGGAGTTTTATTAATTGGTGTATAGTAAAGAGTGCAAGATTAATACCATACTTTAGAACTCCTATAAAAAGACATAAGATATGGGAAAAAAAATTTTATAAAGATTATGGTTAGAAGAAAAGAAAATCCTATACGAAAAACAACTAAAGGTAAGAGTGCTAACTATCGCCCTACAAAAAGTGGTGCTGGTATGACTGCTAAAGGAGTGGCTGCTCATCGTAGAGCAAATCCCGGAAGTAAATTAAAAACAGCAGTTACAGGAAAGGTTAAAGCTGGTAGTGCAGCAGCGAAAAGAAGAAAATCTTTTTGTGCTCGTTCAGCCGGTCAAATGAAAAAATTTCCTAAAGCAGCTAAAGACCCTAACTCTAGGCTAAGACAAGCTAGAAAAAGATGGAAGTGTAGATAATGGCTATGTCAAGATCAAGCATGAGAAAACAAATTTCTTCTGCTGGAAAAAAGAAAAAAAAAGTTCCATGTGGAACAAAAAAAATTAGGAAGAAATAATGGCAACAAGTGGAACTACAGCTTTTAATTTAGATTTATCAGATATTCTTGAAGAAGCATATGAGCTATGTGGTTTAAAAATGAGTTCAGGTTATGACTATAGAACTGCAAGGCGAGGATTAGATTTATTATTTCTTGAATGGCAAAATAAAGGTCTTAATCTTTTTTCTGTAGAAACAGGAACTCAAACTTTAACTCAAGGAACTATTAGCTATGACTTATCTAGTAATGTACTAGAAGTTATTGAAGCTTTTATTAGAACAGACTCAGGCGATACTACAAAACAATCAGATCAAACGCTACGAAGAATATCAGTTAGTGAGTATTCACATATTGCTAATAAGCTTTCACAAAGCAAACCTAGTTTATTTTATTTAGATAAAGGTCATGCAAACTCAACTATTAAATTATGGTCTTCTCCTGATGGTGAGGCTACATATACATTAGTTTATTACTATATTAAAAAAATAGAAGATACAGGAACACTTGCAAGTAATACCGCAGCAATACCTACTAGATATTTACCATGTTTAACATATGGTCTTGCTTATAATATTGCTTGTAAGAATAATGAAGCATTAGCTAAAGTGCCAATGATTCAACAAAGATATAATGAATTATGGAATGAAGTTGCTGATGCAGACAGAGAAAGAGCATCTGTAAGATTTGTTCCTTTTAATTCATATAATTAAATGTTTGATAAATTATTACAGTTTTATTATAAAATTATTAAAGAACAGTATGAAATAATAGTAGTTGAATATGATAAGGAAGGAAATATGTCTAATACTTTTACCATTCAATTAAAAAAAATTATTAAAATTAATAATACTTTTTTAAAAGGTATAGACACAGATGGGAATGCTTATACTAAATCTTCTGTTAATCCATTTAATTATACTATTAGGAAAATATACTAATGTACGCACAAGGTAAAAAAGCATTAGGTATATGTGATAGATGTGGATTTACATATCTTTTAAAAGATTTACGATACGAAGTACAAAACAAACAAAAGAATGGATTAAAAGTATGTAACGAATGCTTTGATCCAGATCAACCACAATATGATGTAAATGATTTATCAACCATTGATCCACAATCATTATATGATCCAAGAGTAGATACAGGAGAAGCAGATTCAAGAAGATTATTTGCATTTGATCCTATTGGTGGTGGAATTACAGAACTAGGATCAAAAACAGTTGGTTTAGATATAACAGGAGAAATAGGAACAATAACCGTTTCTACAGGATAAATGACATATTCAGAACTTAAATCTTTAATACAAAATTATTTACAAAATACAGAAACTACTTTTGTTTCTGATATATCAAATATTATTAAACAAGCTGAAGATAGAATATTACAAGCAGTAAAACTGCCTGATTTTAGAAAAAATGTTACAGGAACATTAACTTCAGGAAATCAATATCTTTCTACTCCAAGTGATTTTTTAGATAATTTTTCTCTATCTATAACTAATTCAGATAGTCAAGAATTTTTATTATTTAAAGATGTTAACTTTATAAGAGAGGCATATCCTAATGCTTCAACAACAAGCGTACCAAAACATTATGCTTTATTTGATGATGCATCATTTATTGTTGGACCAACGCCAGATTCATCTTATGTTGTAGAGTTACATTATTTTTATAAACCTACTTCAATTACTGCAGGAGCAGATTCAGGAACAACATGGTTATCTACAAATGCAACAAATGCATTGTTGTATGGTTGTTTGCTTGAAGGATATATTTATATGAAAGGTGAAGTAGATATGCTTACTGTTTATAATCAAAGATATAATGATGCTATTGCAAGATTAAAAAATCTTGGAGAAGGCGAAAATACAACTGATCAATATAGAGATGATGTTCATAGAATACAAAGGTCATAATATTTAACAAATGCCTATAAAAGAATTAGAAGGTACAAATGTAGCAATAGTTGCTATGGGTCAAAGTCAAATAGACTTTCATCTTGCACAAACACATAGCGTAGAATTTGATGAAGTGTGGGCAATAAATGCAATGATAGGTGTTTTACCTAGAATAGATAGAGCTTTTATTTTAGACCCTATGAGTAGATTTCTAGATACCGAAGATGCTGGAACTATGACTCCAATGATGCGTAAATACTTACCTCAGTGCGAGTTTCCTATTTATACTTGTGAATTAGATGATAGAGTTCCTACCGCAGTAGAATATCCAATAGAATCTATTGTAGGTGATTTGGGTTGTTCTTATTTTAATAATACTATTCCATATGCAATAGCTTATGCTTTATGGAGCAAAGTTAAAAAAATATCTCTATTTGGTATAGATTTTACTTACAGAAGTAATATGCATTTTGCAGAAGCTGGTAGATCATGTACTGAGTTTTGGCTATCCAAATGTATTGATGCTGGTATGCAAATAGAAGTAGCACCACGATCTACATTATTAGATACTGATATAGGTTTTGAAGAAAAACTTTATGGCTATCATAGATTAGATGATCCTAAAGTATCTTATCAAAATGGTGCAGGTATGAAAGTATGCAATCTTTCAGAAATGCAATTAGAACCAGAACCTAAACCAGTTGGTATAATTAATAGAAATGATTTAGAATTAAATCCTGTAGAACCAGAAAAATATTAATATGTTTTCATTAAAAACTGACATTAAAGTAGGTAGTTTAGGCGTAACTACAACAGATCATAAAGGACACAGCGTAGAAGAAGTTGCAGAAATGGCAACAAATAAAATAGTTTCTATCAGTGATAAAGCTGATCCCATGATTAAGGCACAAGCTCATGCTTTTAGAGATAAAACAAAAATGGTTATTGCATACTATGTACAAGAAGGTATTAAAAACCACATATGTACAGTATGTAATGAATTAGAAAAACAAGGTCATAAAGACCTAGCAAATATTATTAGGAGACTATAATGGCGATAACACAAGCAATGGCAACAAGTTTTAAAAAAGAACTAATGGAAGGAAAACATAATTTTTTAGCTTCTGGAGGTAATTCTTTTAAACTGGCTTTATACACAAGTTCAGCTACGATGGGAGCAGCAACAACTGCTTATACCACTACCAATCAAGCAACAGGAACTAATTACACCGCAGGGGGAAATGCATTAACTAATATTAATCCATCAACTTCAGGTACAACGGCATTTACAGATTTTGCTGATTTAACTTTTGGCACAGCTACTATTACTGCTAGAGGATGTATGATCTATAACGATACTGCAGCAGGTGATCCAACAGTAGCCGTCTTTGATTTTGGCGGAGATAAAACATCTACCGCAGGAAGTTTTACAATAACTTTTCCTACTGCTGATGCATCAAACGCTATTATAAGAATAGCCTAAATTAGCCAATGGCTAATATAACTGGTTGGGGTAGAGGTACTTGGGGTCAATTAACCTTTGGTGAACCTATACCTGTTACTTTAACAGGAGTAGCAGGAACTTCAGCCTTAGGTTCAGAAACAGCAACAGGTGATGCAAATATTACCGAAACAGGATTAGCAGGTACTTCTGCTTTAGGCTCAGTAACAAGTAAAGGCGATGCAAATGTTGCTGAAACAGGTGTTGCTGCTACAGGACAAGTAGGAACAGCTACTGCAACAGGAGTTGCTTTAACAGGAGTCACAGGTTTATCAGGTACTTCTGCGTTAGGTACTGAAACAGCAACAGGTACTGCTGAAGTTGTTATTAGTTCTGGTGTTGCAGGAACAAGTGCTTTAGGTAACGAAACAATTACAGGCGTTGCTAATGTTTTTCCTACAAATGTAGCGGCAAATACAGCAATAAATAGTGTAGGTTTAATAACTAATAATATTTTACCTATTACTCTTGGAGCAATAACAAGTGGGTTAGGCTCTGTAGTTACTACAGGTATTGCAAACATTTACCCAACAAGTGTTAATGCAACAGGTAATTTAGGAAGTATTTTAGTTTGGGGTTTAATAGATGACTCTCAAACACCTAATTATTCAACAATTTCAACTACACAAACTCCTAGCTGGAGCGAAGTAGCTTAATACTATATAATTTTTTTAACGAGGAAAACAAATGGCAAGTTCATATGTAAATGATTTAAGACTTAACGAGATGGCTACTGGTGATGGTAGTGGTACATGGGGAACTACAACCAATACAAATTTAGAATTAATAGCAGAAGCGTTTAGTTATGGTACAGAAGCCATTACCACTAACGCTGATACTCATGCAACAGTTATAGCAGACGGAGCAACTGATCCAGGTCGTTCTATGTACCTAAAATATACAGGCACACTAGATTCAGCCTGTACAATTACCATCAGCCCTAATACTGTTTCTAAACTTTGGTTTATAGAAAACGGAACAACTGGCTCTCAAAATATTATTCTTTCTTGTGGCTCTGGTGCAAACATCACCATTTTGCCTGGAGATACTAAAGTTGTTTATTCAGACGGAGCAGGATCAGGAGCAGCTTTTATAGATGCTTTTGCCAGTCTTTCAGTCGTAGATTTAATTGTTGCTGGAGATATAGACCTAGAAGGTTCTATAGATGTTAATGGAACAGCTAACCTAGACATAGTAGATATTGATGGTGCTGTAAACATGGCAACTACTGCCTTGGTCACAGGCGTTTTAACCACTACCGCTACACAGGTAGCAACAGGTGGAATCACCAGTGGTTCAGACATCATCTCAGATACAGACAGCACAGACAGTTTAGGTTCTACAGGCGTTAGATGGTTAAAAGGTTGGTTCGACACTTTAACAGCAGGAACACTTACAGTTGGTTCAGGCAGTGTTACCGATAGTTCAGGTGCTATTAGCTTTGGTAATGAAAATCTTACAACTACAGGAATTGTTACTGCAGCAGGAACTTCAGTCTTTACTAACCTTGACATCTCAGGCGATGTAGATGTTGATGGTACGACTAACTTAGATGTTGTAGATATAGATGGAGCTGTTGATATGGCTTCTACTCT